GCTTCCGCTGCCTGGCCCGAGTCACGCGGTACCAGCTGCTTCATCGTGTCGAGCAGCTTGTCGGCAGCTTCCTGCATTGCCGGCTTGAGCTCGTTATCCAGTTGCGTGTGGATGTTGCGCAGCGTCTTCCTCAGTTTGAAGTCGCCCGACATGCGAGATCTGCGCGCGGGCATAGCTTTACTCCTTGGCGGCAGACTTGGCCTTCGCTGATTTGGCGGCGGGCTCTTCTGCTACAGGGTCTGGCTCAGCGGCCACCGCCTCCACCAGGCAGCGCGCGATCAATTCGTCACCCAATGCCGCATCGACAACGAACTCATCGCCCGCAGCGCGGCGACCCATTGGGCCAGAGAGACTGGCCAGGGCACGTACTTTCATTTTAATAACCTCTAAGGGTTGGTGACGCTCGAGCACAGTAGCCGGAGCATGGCAGGATCGCGGTCGGGCAAAGCCGCCTCGACTAGGTAAGTACCGGTGGGATGTGCGAAGCGCATGCCTGCGACTATGTCGGCCCGATACCTGACCTTGATCTCGGCGGTAACCATCGCTTCCAAACGATTAGCCATCGGCGCGAGACGACCAGTGGGGATGCTGATTTCCGCCCAGAGCTTGCTGAGCTCAACCCAAGACTCATCGAAACCACCACCCGGGCGCTTTACCTTCTGCGACTGCATCAGAGCGCAGCGCTTGTTCAAAGGGCCTGCTCTCATCAGAAGCGCTTCCTGTACCAGAGCAGCCGGTCAACGGCCAAGGGGATGGCGGTGGAGATCGTGCCGATAACCACAGCTTCGCGGTTGGCGTACCAGTGCCCGACCAGCAGCAATACCGCCTGCTCGACGTCAGGGGTAAAACCCATCTGCTCTGGTCCTGTCGGTTCGGTCTCGACCAGCACGCGATCGCAATGCATGGCGACGTGAGCCTTGGCGGCCTCGACGTAACCCGAAATGACCACGTCCTCGTCATCACCATCAACCCGGAGGTGCAGCTTTACGCGGTCGAGATCGAGCATTTACTTATTCTCGGTGGGTTTGGCTTGCTTGTTGGAAGCAGGCTTAACCACCTCTACCAAGCCCTTGCCGATCAGTGCGTGTGCCAGCTCTTCGTCCTCTACATCGAGAACAGTGCCGGCCTGGATGCGGCCACTTTCGGTATTGAGCTTTGCAGGATCGCCCTCAAAGCCCCAGAGCACTTTCAATTCCATGATTCTCTCCAAATGAAAATGGGGCCATTAGGCCCCAAGGGACGGATCACTCAGCGGGTCGAGTGGATCACGCGGCCAGCGCGAAGCGGCCTTTGACGAAGGCGTACTTCTTGCGTACCGCCAGACCCAGACGCTCTTCTACCAGGATCGCGCGCTGGTTCTTGATGAAGTCGTCGTTGATCATGCCGACCTTGATGGTGAAGCCCATGCGGTCGTAGATCCGCGCGCCCTGCTGGAACGAACCGGTCAGGAACTCGCCACCGGTGGTTACGCCATCACCTTCGTCCATGCTATCCGAGGCAACAACCGGGCGACCCCAAAGCACTGGAGTAACCAGGCCTTGCAGGTTGGCGAACAAGTAGCGGTTTTCGCCGTCCTTCTGCAGCTCGATGTTCATCCAGTCGAGGTCGGACATGACAACGGCATCGGCTGGCAGCTTCGACTGCTTGCGCGCCTGGTAGATCGCGCGGCGAACGGTGTCGATTGCGGTATCGCTGGCCTTGGTCAGGTCCGCATTGAACACGGTGGCCTGAGTCATGATGCCGTTCAGGTTGTTGCCGGTGCCGTCACCTTTCAACAGCTGACCTTCGCGCTTCAGTTCCAGGTCATAGCGCAGCAACTCCTGGATGTAGCTGTACAACTGCGGCACATCGTCCAGCGCTTCGTCGGTGACTGGCATCCACACCGCGATTTTCTTCACGATGTCAGTGACCTGCTCAAAGGTCACGTTGCTGGTCGGCTTGGCCGCGCCTTCGGCAACCATGCCAGCACCCAGGGTATGCAGCAGTTCACGGAAGTAGGTGAAGGACTGGCCCGTCACTGGAGTGGTCGGGATCAGATCGCGGATCAACAAGTTCTGACGGGGCGCACCCTGGATCACTGGATCATACTGCGGCGCCACCAGGCCAGAGCTGGTCACCTTTGTTTCAGCCATGCTAGCCATGTCGGATTTCGTGATCTCGATCTCGGCCACGCTCTGGCTCTTCTGGTTCAGCGCCTGGTACTTGTCGTTTCCTTTGACGAAGTCGATGAAGCTTTTCTTTTCGGGATTCAGGCCGCGAAGCTTGACGCCTTTCTCTTCGAGCTTTTGCACCTGCTCGATGACGCGCTCAATTTCGCCTTTCTGGTTTTCGATCTGTTTTTTCAGATCGAGTGAGGCTGTGTTGCCCTTCTCCAGTTCGTCAGAGACGGCGTCGTACTTCACTTGCAGCGTGCCGAAGCCGTCCTTCAACTGCTTTTCCAGGGCTTCGCGAATTTCTTTTACGTCAGCGGTCATGGCTGAACTCCAAATTGAGTAGTGAACAGATTGGAAATTTCTTTCAGCTCATCCACGATCACCGTGGCCGCATTACCACCATCACGGTGGAACGCTGGATAGCCGAGCGAGGCGACTGCTGCCGCCTCCTTCTGGGAAAGCCCCATGCGTTGTCGAAGGGCGTTCTCAAAAATTCTGATGTCCGACTTCACGTCGGTGACTTGCGCCGCCGGGTTCATGCCGAACGGCACAAGTGATGCTTCCCACAGTTCCGCCTGCTTGATGATCCGCACGCTGCGACCATCACGCTCTTCGTAGGCAGCCAGAATCGTGTTGAAGCCAATAGACATACTGTCGAGCGTGCCTTCCTTCATCAGCTCGTAAGCGTCACGGGCGTAGCTCACTGCCAAATTGACCTTGCCTTTGATGTAAAGGCCATGGTCGTCCTGGCTGAACTCAGCGGAACCGACGAGCCGAGTCAGGTCATGGAACAGCGCCAGCTTCAGGCGACCCGCCCGGGTGGTCTTGACCTTGGTGAATGCGCCCGGAAGGATCACGTCATCGCCCAGGTCGATGTTGTTGAACACAGCGGCGTAGCCCTCGAAGTTGCCGAGCTCGTCGCTGGCCTTTACTTCGAAGGGGACTTCAATCTTGCTTAGCATTGGTTTGCATCTCCCACCGGGTGACCCGGTCATATTCTTCGCCAGCCAGAGGAGGAAGGTTTTCTTTGCGGCGGACCTCATTGATGGTCATCCATCCCGAACCACCCGACCCGCCCAAGGCGCTGCCGTAGTAGGTGGCCCGCCCAGCACTGTCGGCACGCAGAATCCCCTCGACGACGAACTCGACGAACTGGGTGGTGCCGCTGAAGAGTTTGTCGTTGAGCTCGCTCTCAATCGCCTTGATGTAGGGACTGAGGCCAAAGGTGATGAACCCGCTGGTCTGCTGCTCCAGGTTAGAACCCATGATTGAGGTCTTGCCCGCGCGGTTGGCCAGGTACAGCGGTACGCCCCAGATACCCGCCAGCGCCTCTTCTTGGAACTGCTGCGACTCAATGAACTGACTATCTTTCTGCGTCATGCCAGCCGGCACAATTTTCGGCCCGCCTTGCAGCAACCCCATCTTCCCGATGTCTTCAACGTCACCGTCACGGATCTTGGGAAATTTGGCGAGGACCTGCGCTTGTTGCTCTTCGGTCAGGAAGTTGTCGTAGATCACATACCCGCCGGTGAAGCCCCCTTTGCGCATGAAGCGCGAGGACCAGCTCTGAGCTGCCTTGGCTAACCCCATCGCTTCCTTCTGAAACTCAACCGGCGACAGCCCATTGATCCCATCAGCGCTGAAAATCTTGAAGTGCAGCATGAACTCGGGAGATACCGGGAAGCGCGGGCCTTTGGGCGGCGTTACCCAGTAAATCAGGTCCTCTTCGGCATTCACCTCGACAGAATCGGCGCCCAGCGGAATGAAGCCGATGAAATCCCCCTCGTCGTTGCGCTCGATCAGCGCAAAGGCATTCCCGCGAAGCGCCATGTTGACGATGATGGCCTTGATGAAGTTGAGCATCGTCATGTAGGGGTTGGGCTTGGCCAGTAGCCGCGCCGGCCTGCTGTTGCCCTTCGCAAGCACCCGACCTTCTGGCAGATCGTCGTAAAGCTTTAGTGGAAGGCCAGAGACGGTTTCGCTCAGTATCTTGATGCACGCCCAGACGATCGGGATGGCCATCGCCTTCTTCGGCGTTATCACCTCACCCGAGCGCGTCTCCCCGCCGATGTCGGTATTCACCTCGACGTACTGGCCCGTCTTTGGATCATTGAAGCCGAAGAAACTCCAGCTCATCGGGTTGTACCAGCGAGAAGCCATAGTGAGCCTATAGAAGTCCGGAAAATCCGTGTTGGAGGTAGTGGTCGAAATCGCCTTTGCTTTCCTCGATAGTTCCGAGGGTGGCTCCGAACGCCATCGCCAGTGCGGCCATGCCATCGATCCGGCCAGTTGCTTTGTCCTTGGCAAACTTGCGCCCGCCTGCGGGGTCTTTCTGGATGACTGCGTTGGCCGCACACATGGTAAGCACCGGCGTCATGCCGTGCCGTAGTCGTCCGTTCAGCAGTTCAGACTCCAGCGCATCAATGGCTGGAGCCATGTCCTTGAAGCCCTGCCCGTATTCGATTAAAGGAAGATTTACACCCTGGGCTTCGGCGTCACGCTTGAAGAGATCAATCCGGTAGCGGTCGAATGCAATCGCCTGAATATCGCCGCCCAGGTCATTCAAAATCCGAGCGATGTCTACTGCCACGAATGCGTAATCCACTGTCGCGCCGGGGGTGGTGATCAGCAGCCCTTGCCGTACCCATACGTCGTATGGCTCGCGGTCCCGTTTGGCTCGCTCCATCAGCCCCACCTCGGGAGTCCAAAAGAACGCCCAGGCGTTCCACTCCCCGTTGCGCTTACCGATCACGACAAACGCTGTGAGGTCGGTGCGGAATGACAAGTCGAGACCACCGTACAGATCCAGCCCATCCGGACTGTCCGGCTCATCGCCGCATGATTCCCACACACCCTTCGAAACGAATACCGATACGGTCGACACTCGCTGGTTGAGGCAAAGGTTGCGAAACGTGTTCTCCGACGCCGGCATCCGGTCAGCGCGCTCGGCCTGCTTCTCCAGATCAGGCAGAGACCGAAATGTCCCAAGTGCCGGGTTCGCTGCGCGCCAAGCAGCGGGGTCGGTCAGCTTGCAATCCTTCGGTGCCTCATAGACGTGACTGACGATGTGCGGATCCTTAGAGCGCGCAGCATCGTCAAGCCAGACGCTGAACAGATCGCTGTCCTGCGCGGCCTGGGTGCTGATCGCAATCAAGAGCGGCGCTTCGTGAGCGCCCTGCGCGGTGGTGATCGCATCGATAAAATCGTTCTGCGGACCGCGCACCTGGCCAACCTCGTCGAGGATGGCAAGCACTGGCGACAGACCGTGTGTGGTCTTGCCCTCGGCCGCCAGCGCGCGGTACTCGACATTGAGCGGCGTCCCCAGCAGCTTCTTGCCGCTCGGGTTGATGTGCACCAGCGCCTGAAGATCAGGGTTCAGATTGATCATCTTCACCGCGAGGTTGAAAACGATCCCGGCCTGCTCCCGACTCATTGCGCCGGAAACGATCTGCGAGTTCTGTACCGCTTCCGGACCAACCAGGTGAACGAGCAGAATGCCGGCAATCAAACCGGTCTTGCCGTTCTTCCGGGCGATGCTCAGATAAGCCGTGCTGGTTCCGGCCGGGTTGTCGTAAATCGCCAGAATGAATTCTTTCTGGAAATCATCGAGCACCAGAGGCTGACCAATGTGCTTTCCTTCCGGAACCCGGCAATATTTCTCGATGAACGCAATGACGCGCTCGCCGCGAGTGCGGCGCCTGGCCGCCATCAGTGCATAGCCCGGGGGATCAGATCGTCATCGTCCTGGCTATCCAGAACCTTTTCGGCCTCGCGCTGCTTGGTCGCTTTCTTGCCTTGGTCGCGGGAATCACCCTGCGTGGCCTGGGCATGCACTTGCAGGGTTCTACTCAAAGCCACTGCGCGACGACTCAGCGTCTCCAGCAAGCTGTGTTTTGGGTTGATTACTTGAGTGCCACGGTCGTTTTTCAGCACATCACCCTCTACATCGATCTCCTTTTGCAGACGCTCAATGTCAGAAAGGCAGCGCGCCAAGTTGCCAGCCAGTACCAAATCAGAGTCGGTCCAGCTATCACGCGTACGCGCGCGCACAATGGAATCCCAGAAAGGCTTGTCGCCAGTTCGCAGGTTTACAAAACTCGGGGCTTTGATCGGTCCAGCAGAGGCAGCCTGCATCGCCGCGACCGCCGCCGTCGCGCTGTCGGAGCGGGTTCGCTTGGCTGCCATTGAGGTTCTCTATGCTTCGTGAATTTGGTTTTTGGAGGTTTTTCCGGGTTACGGATACAGAAGCAGGTCGAGGGCGGTCCTATCAGACGGGAATCCCTATCATTTGACCACCCCCCTCTATCGCCTCCGTCTACCTGATCGATTTCCCCTATCGATGCCGCCCTTTGCCGATTGATCGGGCCTATCACCGATTCCAGTGATGGTTCGGATCAACCGGCATGCCTGACGTGTCGTGACCAGGGAGAATCCCGGTTCGCTCCTGTCGTTGCTTGGCACCGTCATGGCATGGCTTGCATAACGACTGCAGGGAGCTGGCATCGTGGAAGATGTTCTCGTCACCCTTGTGCGGGATGATGTGGTCAACCACCGTTGCCGCTTCGACCGTGCCCAATGCCCTGCACAACCGACACGTTGGCTCAGCTTGGAGTTGATGCCAGCGCAAGCGATACCAGCGCTTGGTCTTATAGAGGTGGTGCCAAGGTGACGTGTTGGCCATCTACCAACCTCCTACCATCTTGCTACCAACTGCCAAGCCAGCAACGAACACCAGCACGATCCACATAGGGTCAAGATTGCGCATGGCGGTCTACCTCGTTTGACTGCGTTTGATCTGGGCGTCCACCTGGTCGGCGCACGTGTCGAGCAGATTGATGGCCTGATCCTTGAGCTGCCACACATCACCATTGAGGCGAAGATCGTAGGATCCTTCGTCAACGCGTTCGCATGGGATCAGCTCAGGGGGCTCGACTCTTACTGTCGCTGTCTTTGTTACCACTGACGGCTTTGCCGCGCAGGCCATCAGGCAGAGGCTGATCAGCCCAATCACGAACAGCCGGGCTGTTGCGTTTGAGGTCTTCAAAGTTCTTCTCCGCCTTTCTGGCTTTAGCTTGGCTGGCCTGGAGCCGCTTGGTGAGGTCGCGCTGGTAGTCAGCGTTGCGCTGGGCTTCCGCTCGCAGCGTGGTGATCGTCGCCTGACTCTCGGTGTTGGCCGCGATGGCGTCGTCCTTGCTCTTGGTCTCGATCTGCATCTCGCCGCGCAGGGCGATCACCCGGTACTGCTGAATCCCAACGAGCAGGATGCCCACCAGGGCGATGATGATTGCTGCAGCGATCGCCTTCATGCTGAGTCCGCCTTTCTTCCGAGGAACCTGATGATCAACTCCCTGATCACCGTCACCCCAATGAAGCCGATTGCACCGCCGGCAGCGACGGATAAACTCGGTGGCCAGGCCATCCACTCAATGATGCTGCTGGCCGACAGGCTCAATGCACCGCATATCAGTGCCTCGAAGACAATCCGCCACTTGTTGGCTTCTTTCGCCTCATAGAGCACTCGCAACAACGAGACGGTCGCAGCCATGATCGCGCCCTGCCAAAGCGGATTGCTCAGGACCAGCCAAACCTGCGCCCAGAAGTCAGGATTTTTCTCAGGCATCTTGGACATCCGGCTGTCCTCCCTCTCGGGGAGTGAATAGATCCGGCTCCAGCAGCACTCCCAGCTCGGAGCAATGGGTGTGGTGGAGCCGAAAACGAAAAAGCCCCGGCAAATGCCGAGGCTCTGTGAACTGGTGAAAGCAAAAAGCCCAGCGGTTGGCTGGGCTCTGTGTGTCGTCTCTCATACGCGCAAGATCGACATGATGGGGTTAATTTACGATCAAAGCGCCACTACGGTCAAGCGGCATCTATGAAGATTTCTTCCCGGTCGAATATTTCGGTTGCGTGCACCACTGCCTGCTCCTCGAGGCGCTCAAGGCACCGAGCAACACCAGTCTTCCAGCGGCGGCGTGTCGACTCTGGCTTACCCTCAAGGTCCCAGGTGTTCATGTCATAGAACTCGGCCGACAGCACGATCATGTCGGTGGATCGCTTGCCCGACTGTTCGCCACGAAGCTTGGGGATTGCCCAGGCCGTGACCGCCTTATAGATGAACAACTGTGGGGCTGGTGAGCTGATGCGGCTGATCAGCCGACCGATTGCAGCTACCTTGTTGGCCTTGTGGGTCGAGTACTTGGCAACCAGCACGTCCCACTGTGCTGGAGCCAGTTCGCGGTGCAGCAGCGCATGCAGGCAGCAGTCATAGTCGAACTTGTCGCGGACCGATATTGAGCTGCCGGTGCCACCCTGGCGAAGGTCCGCATCGATCAGCTTCTGCCACGACTGCTTGGTGCTGTTGTCGATGTTGTCGGCGGCCAGTACGCGTACCAGGGTGCCCATCACGTCTTTATAGATGCCCATGACTCAGTCCCCCTTGAACGATGAGCCGCCCGGACCGCGGCGATTGGGTTCTTGGTACTGCTCGGCATCGGAACGCAACGGCCAGCACTGATTTCTGCGCTTGAATCGATTCCCGTCCGATTCCCCCTCAAGAAAGATGACTCGCCGCTGAACCTTATGCAGCAACAGGCCAAGCTGAGTGACAAGGATATCCAGCGGCAACGCCTCCCCAGTATCGGCAGAGACCCAGCCCGAAGCGTTGCATTGGATGCAGGCCAGTTCGTGGAAAACACCCTTCACGACCGCTTTGCCTTTGCAGATCGGGCATTGAGTCAGGTCCATTTGGCTAGCCTGAAAGGCGGGGCCGTGAGTCTTTTTGTCCATTTTTAAACCTCGCCCTTAACAAATTGCGGAATTGACTCGCAGGCCGCGCTATTCAAGGCGTCTACGAGGTTTTGCGAATCTTCATATCTAACGCCTGTCTGCTCATGGATCGCCTTGAAGCCGCGCTCATCTAACCAGTTGTGCCACTTCACCAGAGCCAGCCGACGCTGCTCCTTGGCCTGGGTGTTGATGTAGGTGGAAGCGATCTTGCCGAGGGAGTGGTTGAGCAGCATCTCGCCGATGTGGCCGTCGACGCCGAGGTCAGTCCATGCAGTGCGGGCTACCTTGCGCAGGTCGTGACTGGTCCAGGCACCCTGCCCCAACCGGGTGAACACGGCACTGGCCTGGTTATCACTCAGCGCCTTGCCTCGGCGGGACGGAAACAGGAACGGTCCCTCGTACCCTTGGGCGGCCTGGCTATCCCGGTAGCGGCGCAGCAACGCGCAGACTTGGTCGGTCAGCGGCACCCGCAGCTCGGTCTTGCTCTTGGTGTGCTCAGCCGGCAGGAACCACTCACGCTCAGGCAGCGCAATGTCGGCCCAGCGGGACTGACGGGTTTCGCCGATGCGGGTGCCGTGGCACAGCATCATCAGGGCGAGCATGGCGTCACCCGGTGCGCTCTTGAAGCGTTCGGTCAGCTGCGCCACCAGCTCAGGCAACTGGACATCGCGCAGTCGGGCGGCCTTTGGCAGGATGCGGGCCGTGGTGAAGTGGATAAATTTGAGTTCGGCCATCGGGTTGGCCGGGATCAGGTCCAGCTTGCGGGCCTGCCGGAAGGCCACCGCGAGCAGGCGATACAACTGCTGGACGTACGACAGCGACAACTCTTCCTGGGCGGGCCACATCAGCAGCTTGTCGAGGGTTTGGGCATTCACATCGCGAATCAGCAGATCACCCAGGCGTGGCTTGAGCTGGCAGCTGATGGCCGACTTACCGGCTGAACGACGCTTGTCCGAGAGTGCGCGGGAGCGGGCCATGCGATCGCCAAACCAGTCGAGCAGCTCGCCGACTGTCACCCAGCCCGAAACGCTGGCAGCGCCATCGGCCGCCACTCGCAGGCGCACGGCCGGTAAGGCCGCGACCACCTGCTTGGTGCTCAGGTCCGGAAAGCCGCCAATGCGGTGCCACTGGCGTTTGTTCAGCAGGTACCAAGACCCGCGCGCGCGATTCTTCGCGTAACGGAAGTGCAACGCCGGGTGACTCGCATCACGCAGGTCGCGCACATGCTCAAGCCTAGCGTTGCGCTGAATTTCGGCGTCCGACAGCTTCACGGTCAAGGTTTTGATCAGAGCGCTCAATCGATCGCCTCCGGTTGGGCGAGACGGTCCACCACCTCGAACGTTGTCGGCCACATCCACGCCCCATACCGATTGGCCATGGCCTCGTCGGCGAACAGCGCCAAGGCATGGTCTGGCGTGCTGCTCAAATCCATTTTGAAAGAGCAGCAAAACACCGCGAAGCGGTAGGTGGACGGCTCGGGAACAGCAAGTCGTTTAGAGTCCATCAGAATCTTTCCTTTTTGGCATATCGGCTGGACAGGCTGGTGACCTTTGCCGGTTGCTCGACAGGCTCTGGCTTCCACCCGGCAGCAAGGTTTTCGAAACGGTTGTACTGCCCAAGAAACGCAGTGCGGATGGTGCCCATCTCGATGTCACGACCCTTGCCGATGATGATTTCGGCAATGCCTTTGGCCTCGGTGTTCTCGTGATAGACCTCGTCGCGATACACGAACAAGATCACGTCGGCGTCCTGTTCGATGGCGCCTGATTCCCTCAAATCTGAGGGGATTGGCCGCTTGTTGGGGCGTTCTTCGCATTTGCGGGAGAGCTGGCTCAGCAGCACGACGGGGATGCCCAGCTCCTTGGCGAGTAGCTTGCAACCACGACTGATGCTGCTGACCTCTTCGGTCCGGTTGCCGCCCTCGCCTTCCAGCAACTGCAGGTAGTCGATCATCAGCAAGTCGAGGCCATAACGCATCTTGTGGCGGCGAGCCAATGAGCGAATCCGCCCAATCGACGAACCGGCACGGTCAGCGATGTACAGCGGCGCGCGACGAAGCACACCGGCCGCAGCGGCGAGTTCCGTGCCGTGGGTCTGGCACGCCGTGCCGTTCTTCACCAAGGTGAGCGGAATGCGACCCTCTGAAGCAACGGCCCGATCCAGTAGCTGACCCTTGTTCATTTCCAGGCTGATGACGAGTGCTGACTTGCTTTGGCGCACCGCCGCATCGATCACGAACCCCATGGCGAGCGTGGTCTTGCCCATAGCGGGACGGCCCGCAACGATGTACAGGTGATCCGGCTGCAGGCCACCCAGCTTTTCGTCCAAGTCCCGCAGGCCGGTCGATAGGCCGATCAGCGTTTCACCGCGGGCGTGACGATCGTGGCGCTCCTGCCACACCTCCAGCTGATCGACCAGCACGTCACCGACTTTGACGATGTCGTCATCACCGGAACCGCAGTCAATGGCCATGGCTGCAGCCTGGACGGCGGCGATTTTCGCCTGCACATCCTGATCGCTGTGTGCGATATCCATGGCCTGACTGCCCAGGTCAAACAAGGAGCGTTCGATTGCGCGCTCTCGCACGATTCCCGCGTAGGTTTTGGCGCTGGCAACGCTGGGAGTGCCCTTTACGATTTCGGCGCAGTAGGCAAAGGCCGGGGAGCCATCCAGCAAGCTGCCAACGTGGTTACCTACAGTGAGGAAATCGACGGATTTGCCGGCCGAGCGAACCGCCATGATCCCCCGGTACACCTCGGCGTTTTCCGGGAAGTAGAACGACTCGGCGGACAGGTCGTCGCTCAGGGAGTCGATCAGTTCAGGGCGCTGCATCATCGCGCCCAGCAGACCGTGTTCGGCCTCGATGCTGTAGGGATCACGCATTGTAATTGCCCTCCACAACCTTGACGAAGTTGCTCGGGGCGATCAGCCAATCGAAGTTGCAACGGAAAGGACTGCCACCAGCAGCGGCCACCTCCCCCATCAGGAACTTGCTCGAACGCACCTGGGCGAAATACTCAGCCCAGAAGCTGAGATCCTGGTGCACGTCACTCTCGTTCCAGCGGGCACCGATCTTGGCGATCCGATCCTTGGTCAACATCACGACTCGAGGAAACTCTGGAATCGTCTTGTTGAACAAATCGACGATGGCCTGGGTTGGGCACTTCGCCTTCAAATTTTTCGTTGGCTGCTCATCGCCACCAAGAGGTGATGGTTCACTTGATGGTTCTATTACGGTTCTGGGTGCGGCTGCTGCGGGGGTTTCTGTCGTGAGCTGCGGGGGTGGTGGTGCATCTGCTGCGGGGTGCGACTCTTGCGGGGGTGAATATGATGCAGGGGTTAGGGTGTACATCGTCGAACGCCCCATCCGCTCGCGAACAGACAAAAGCCCCACTTGGCCAAGCCATTTGATAGCGGTCTGGACGGTTCTTTCAGCAAGGCAGGTGCGTTCCGAAATACGCGCAACGGATGGCCAGCAAACACCTTCATCGTTTGCGTTGTCCGCCAACGAGATCAGCACAGCCTTTTGTGGCCCACTCATTCCTTGAAGCGGCCAGCACAAGCTCATGATGATGGTGCTCAATTTGAAATCTCCATCTGATATGTCGACCACAGGCCAGCAACCCACTGCACGCCTTTCGTCGTGAAGCGAGCCTGACTGAATGCATGACCGCTGGTTTCACTGGTGCCCGTCTTCACCTCGAAGCGGGCTGCGTCTTGGTGCTGGCTGTATGGGGTCAGTACGCCGCCGAGGTAGTACATGGCGCCCTTGTCCAGCAGCATCTGGCGGAACTGGCGCTCGTTGGCGTTCAGCAGTTTGGCGACCTGACGGAAGCCCATCGAGCCTGATGCCTCGATGTACTGATCAACGAATGCGACCTTGGGGGCAGCGAGGGCGAGCGCCTGCTGAGCAGCCTGCTGTAGTTCAAATTGCTCAGCCCATGCTCGGGCGGATACAGCCGGATTGGAAAAGTCAGGCAGCGTGACGGCCTGCCGTGACACGTTTTCAAGTTCCTGCAAACGTGTCACGACACGGAAGCGAAGCGGTGCGCTGTAGCCTGCGAGCAATGTGATGACCAGGTCCTGGCCAAGTACGTATTCAGTTTTCTGGCGGTTTACGCTATCCAGATAGATGCGTCCAAAAGTGGACGCATCGAAACCAAGGTCCCCGAGCATGCGCTTGGTGTCGCGCATGACATGCTGATGCTGTTTCCCAGTGAGATCGGCGATCTCCCGGCTCGACATGGCGACCGTATTGCTTGGAGCGACGATCGTGTTCATAATGGTCCCTCAAGTTTGTTGTGCGTTGTGAAGAAGCCGGTCTAGCCACCGGCTTTTTTGTGCCTGCAATTCCGATACTGGATAAATAAACAGCTAATCCGATCCACTATCGATTCATCCCTCTCAGGCAGATAATCGCCTCAGGATCAAGCGAACATCTGAATGCGCCCCGCCTAGACGGCCTGCCGCATTTCTTTGGTTTTCTTCTTGAACAGTTTTTCGATGGACTTGCCGGTTTCGTAGCGAACAGAAGTTCCGTGGAGTGCGCGGTTAATGTTTGGCTGACTCGTACCGCACGCTTCTGCAATTTCGCGCTGAGAGAGCCCGAGGTCGGCCAGCTCCTTAAGCATTTTTTGGATAGTCATTGACCGATTCACCAATTGGGGTTCGTATGACCGATGATACGCAATCGCATGAGTTGAGGCAATACACTCCCGAGATGCAAAAATGCATTGAGGAAGAAATGAAGATCGCCCAACGATTGGCGGAATTAATGAAGGTCAAAGGATGGTCCGAAGGCGAACTTTCCCGACGATCGACCGTACCGCAACCAACTATTAACCGGATACTGTCCGGCGAAAGCGACAGTCCACGCAGAGCAACGATCACACGATTGGCTCGGGGCCTCGGGGTCACACCTGAATGGCTGTTGTTTGGTGGCGACGCTTCTACTAACGTAGGGCCGACCTTGCAACCTTACAGGGAAGAGAGGAAGTATCCCTTGATCAGTTGGATTGCTGCTGGAGGATGGGCCGAGTCGAGTGACAATTTCCACCCGGGTGACGCTGAAGAGTACCTCGAGTCCAATGAAAACGCGGGTCGCAAGGGATATTGGCTTGAGGTAAAAGGACGATCCATGGTTCTTCCTACCGAGGGGTTCAGTTTTTCCCCAGGCATGCGAATACTCGTTCAGCCAGAAGGGTTCGACGTCATCAGCGGCAAGCTATACATCGCCAAGATGGTGGAGACTGGAGAAACCACTTTTAAACGATACGTGCGGGATGCAGGGGTTGAGTATCTAGAGCCGCTAAACCCAAGCTTCGAAACCCTTAGAATGACCGACAAGGTTGAGATCATTGGACGAGTGATTGACGCCAAGCTCCCTAAATCAGTTTTCTAATCCGCTATACCAATTAAGCCCGCCGATGAGCGGGCTTTTTTTCGTCTGCCGATAATTTCATGCAATTACGTATTGACTCTACTCATGCGTTTTCGTATGGTTACTCCATCGCCGGATAACAACCGGCCAGATGGAAGGCAGCGATGAACCGGCCTCAACGGTTCAGAGGGTTGGCAACTGACCCGGGTGCGCAGCGTAAAGCACCGAAAACAGTTATCCGGCGGACTGAGTCGCGGTCGGAGCAACAACTTGATAGAGCCCGTACCGCGCCAGTAGCGCCGAAGGGACACGGACACTTTCACTTATGCCCCTGGTGACGGGGGTATTGGGAAAACAACCGGGAGTCACGACGATGGAAACAACAATCGTAAGCGGGGCATGGAAGGGCGAACTAGGCAGAGGCCTTGCACCTCGAGAGCTTGAGTTTGTCCTCTCGGTTGCCCAAGGCATGACCGCCAAGGAGATCGCCAAAACGTTCGGCATCACGCCAGGTACTGTGGTCAAGCGGCTATCAAACGCAATGTTCAAGCTCGGAGTTCACCGCCAGGCAGCGATGGTGGCCGAGGCAATGAAGCGGCAGATCATTTCGCCGGTCTGCGTGGTGCTCGCGGCGGTGATAGCCATCCACGCAATGATCGACGACCAACCGTTACGTCAAAACCGCAGGGTTGGCGAGCGCCGCGTCGGTGAGCTTCGGCTGGCTCGACGCTCTGAACTGGTCGAGCTGTTTGGTTGAGCATCGCTGAAGCACCTTCTTGCGAGGGTGCTTTGGGATGACAACCGACAGGTAATCAACCATGAAGCACGCAGCAGCAATCACCCAGCTCGAAATTCACGCCTCCAACTGCGAGAACAACGCAGCGATCCAGGAGGCCGAAGGCCAGTTCGAAGACGCCGCAAACAACCGCACCCACGCTGCCGACTACCGGCAGGCAATCGAAGCGCTCCAGACTGAATAAGCATCACTGCTGCCCATTCATTGAGTGGGCAGCGGGATGCGGACGAATCCCCGGCTTATACCGGCCACCTGCATGCAACAAACCAGAGAGCGGCGAGCGCCCGCCAAGATGCCAACGGCGCACATCGGAGATGACCATCATGAAATAGACCAAACCCGAAGATCACTGCATCTGTGAAAGGCCCGAACGTCCACGGGCCTTTCTTTTTGCCTGCCTTTATCCGCCAGCACTCTCCCCTGCGCCCAACGGCAACCAGCAGGAGGCCCGAGTGCTGACGAATAAACGCAACCCACCACCGAGGATCAACTATGCATCCATCATTTCAAGAGCGCATCGACGAACTCGGTGCGCTGCTGCAACAAACCCAGGCGGCCCGGACCGCGTTTTTCGGCCGCACTAATCGGCCAATGACATCGAAACCGGTTCGCTTCCAGGTCACCGGGGAAAGCGTCGGCATGTTCCAGATCGTCGACCTCACCACCGGCAAGACTCGCGCGTTCCGCGAGGGCTACAAGGCCGCACATGACCTTGCCATTCAGTTCGAGGAAAAGGTTAACCGCCTGGCCGGGGGTGCGCAGTGATCGGCGTACCAATGCCTAACCCTCGCGACTCGATCCTCGCGGACCTTAACCAGAAACTGGAACATTACTTCGGCGCCGGCAAATCGGCGCAGGTAATCGCCCAGGGCGTCAGCGGCACAAAGGATGGCGCGTTCGGTACCGCCCACACCAACAAACTGCGCGCCGAGCGGGACAAGGTGGCGCCCAGGCTGAAGGAGTTGGCCGAGGCCGGCAAACCAGTCGCCAAGGCTGCAAGAGAGTGCGGCATGGAAGTCAAGCGCGCTCGCCTCATCGCCCGGGAAAACGGATTCAAGTTCACGTCATGAAACGCATCAACAACCAGGTGCGCCAGCGCCTTCGTCAGTCGCAATTCAAACTTCCACCCAGCGGCCTGCTGGCCAACCCGGAGAAACTGCCATGCCAACCCCAACCGATACCGCCGAGTTCCTTGAGGAGCTGAACGGCGGTGCATTCGCCAACCAGATCGGCCACGCCCTTTCCGAAGTCGCTGAAGGCGTTGTCGCTTTCGGCAAGGTCGGCAAGCTGGTGATCACCCTGGACTTCAGCCAGATCGGCGAATCGAGTCAGGTGAAGATCAAGCACAAACTCGACTACAAGGTGCCGACCAAGCGCGGCACCCGCAGCGAGAACGCCAGCCTCGACACGCCGATGCATGTCGGTAGCGGCGGCAAGGTCACCCTGTTCGCCGAGAAGCACGATCAGCTGTTCAGCCGCGAACAAGCCCCAATCGTCCCCCGCACCTAACCCTAGCCGCAAAAGGATTTAACGAATGTCTCTGACCAAAGAAGCAATTCAGCTCATCACCGATACCGCACTCGAAGCAAGCGGCAAGCCACTAGCCACCAATATGCCTACCGTGGTTCTGCCCGAAGGCTGCCAGGTGATCTCGCTGGAAAAATGGCAGGCCGGGCGCAGCCGCTTCCGGGGCATCTACTCCACCCACTCGCTGGCCGACTTCAGCAAGTATGTTGCTGACCGGGCCGTGGCGGATGCCCAGGGCTTCATTGATCAGGACGAAATGACCTGCACACTGATCTTCAACCTGGGCACCGACGTTGCCCCAGGTCACGCCGATGACCGCGCAGTGCTGCGACTGAAGCCTTCTGCTGGTTACAAGGCTGCCCAGGCAATTGGCGGGCGGGCGATGTCGCAGAAAGACCTCAGCGACTGGATCGAAGACTGGAACCAGTACCTCAACGCCGCCGACGAGAGCGGACAAACGATGACCATCGCCAAGGCCATTGCCGCAGTGCGCACCATCACCATCAAGGCGGCGTCTGAGTCTGACCACACCGTCGGCGAGACCAGTGCCAGCCGCAGCACCCTCGATCAGATCGAAGCCCGCAGCAAAGAGACGCTGCCTGCCACCCTGCTGTTCAGCGTGATCCCGTTCGAAGGCCTGACCGAGCAGCAGATTCAGCTGCGGGTGTCGGTGATCACCAGCGGTGCACAGCCGGTGCTGAAACTGCGCTGGGTTGGAGAGGAAGTTCAGCGCGAAGACATCGCCCAGGAGTTCAAGACAGTGCTTCAGGACAAGATCGGCAGTGCCGCTGCTCTGTCACTGGGCGCGTTCGATCCGAAGTAAGCGGCCAACCCGAAACCAACGAGGTGTCACATGAAAGCCAAAACAATGTCGATCCAGATCGACGAGTTTAAGATCAAAGGCCCATCAGAGCGCATGGCTCAGTTTCTGATTGCTGGTCTGATCACTCAGGCGCTGCCACCAGCAGCGAACGTTCAATCGATCACCGTCTTCTCTGCTCCAGAACTGGGCGCTGAATGGACAGGCCAAGGTGGCTTCAACGGTGGATTGGTAGCTGCTCGCGGCGATGTCCCTGCGCACTACCTGATCATCGCGAAGGAAGACGTCGGCACCCACGAGTGGGGCGGTCGTGGCAAGGAGTCTGGCGCCACCAGCAAGACCGATGGCTACGCGAACACCGTGGCGCTGTGCCAGAACGACGACAAACACCAAGCGGCCGATGCTTGCGCCGAACACCAAGCAGACGGTCATCATGATTTCTACCTGCCTGCCTGCGCCGAGCTGTATCACTGCTGGGTGAACGTACCGGAACTGTTCGCGAAGGACACCTACTACTGGTCATCTTCGCAGCGCTCCGCCTACACCGCATTCAGCATGGTCTTCGGTGTTGGCACTCAGGACTTCAACGGCAAGCTCAACGAGCTCCGTGTCCGCCCCGTCCGCAGATTCTTTATTTAATCCTTCATTCATCCGTTCTTGATCCGGCACCGGGCGCAGCAGCGCCTTTTTTGTTGCCTTCGAAAAGAGGAAAGACCATGTCCGCAGTTGAAAAAGCAGCACCCGCAGTGATCATCCCGGAAATCGGCCAGCCCTTCGGCGGCGGGTTCTTCTCCGGCATTACCCGTGACCCGGACACCGGCAATCGCTACCTGAACATCACCGCCGGTGCCGCGCACGAACTGGAAGGTGAATGGGGCAAGTACGGCGAGAAGATCGAAGGTGCTGACAGCTTCACCAACAGCCGCGCCAACACCGAGGCGATGGCAGCGGCTGGCAGCGAACTGGCGCAGCAGCTGCTGGCTCTGAATATCGGCGGCTTCACCGACTGGGCGATCCCGGCGCGCGACGTGCAGGAGCTGCAGTATCGCCACTTCAAACCGACTACTCGCGAGAACTGGGCTGGGCGACGCGATGGCGACAACCCAAGTAGTGAGCCGGTCGGCATGCTGTACACCGAAGAATTACCAGCGCAGACCTCGCTATCAGCCTTCAAGCAAGGTGGCGCCGAAGCCTTCCAAGACACCTGGTACTGGTCGTCATCGCAGCGCTCCGCCGACACCGCATTCCTCATGGACTTCGATGGTGGCGGTCAGGACAACTACGGCAAGGGCAACGAGCTCCGTGTCCGCCCCGTCCGCAGTCAATTGATTGATTAATTCGCTTATTTAATCCGGCCGCTTGCGGCCGGTTGCTCTTGGAGAGCGAGCCTCATGGCGATGCACACGGATTTGCAGATCTACAAAGTTTCGCTTGGCCTGCTCCAGATGGCCACGAACCTCACTCGAAACATTCCCCGAGACCT